ATCCATTAGATGTATCGTGAGAAGCAATATCAAAGTCAAACGAACCATCAGCAAAGGTTGTATTGCCTGTGATTGTAATTGCAGAGCCATCAGCCGTAATACTGTCTAGGGCTATGTTGCCTACATTAGTTATATCATTGTCACCAAAAGAAGTATCTCCTCCTACAGCTAGTGTTCCTGCAAGAGTTGTATTAGCACCACTAAACGTAGCAGCCGTAGTTGTACCTGATTTAATTATCAAGTCACCACTCGTATTGGTTAGTGAGCCAAAGGTTGTGCCACCATCTTTTAATGTAACATCACCACCGTCTGCGTCTAGTACTATGTCACCATCTGCATCTAAGGTAAGAGCACCAGAAGATAAAGCTATAGTAGTTCCATCTATATTAATATTATCTATGTCAATACCTGCATCAGCAGTTATTTTACCTGTAGGTATAAATGTGCCACCTACTGTAGTATTACCTGTTACACCTAATGTACCACCTACGGTAGCATTATTAGTAGCTACAAGTGTTCCTGTAGCTGTAATTGTACCACCTGCAGCTATTGTATTTGTTACTGTTATTGTATCTATAAAAGCGTTTTTAAAACGATAATCCGTTGCACCTAAATCTATATCACTATCTGTTACAGGCTCAATAGTTCCATCTGCTATTATTACTTGTCCTGTACCACCTGCTGTAAAACCAACCTCATCTGCTGCACTAAAATAAATACCACAGTTAGTATCACCAGTGTTGGTTATAGAAGGATTACTTGCTGAACCGTCAGGTATAGAAAGAATATTACCAAATGTAACAGCACCTGTAAGAGTAGTTGTTTCATCTACAGCAAGTACATCTGTTTTTACAGTGCCATCAAAGAAAGCATTTTTAAATTCTAATGAGGATGTACCCAAGTCTATATCATTATCTGTAGTAGGCTTTAGTACACCGTCTGCTAAAACAATCTGTTCTGTACCTGCAATATCAAAACGAATTATATCTTCATCTGATGATTCTTCTAATTGTATCTTAGTATCATTGTCAGCATCAGACATTAACCCAATAAATGCACCCTCAGTACTTCCATCGTGTTTATGTCCACCACTTACAGCAAATGCTGTTTGTAGTGCATTAAGTTCAGCATTTAGTGGAGCAGATTTAACTGTTTCACCTGACTGAATATCTGAGGTATTAGTTCTTGAATAACCTGCCATTACCTTACATCTCCTAATCCATAAGTAACTGTGAAGCCCTGTATACTGTGGCTTGCATTTGTGTCCTCTGTAACATACGTTAATGATATTGATTTACCTGACCCTGAAAAACTTGCTCCTTCTACTGGAGCAGGGTTACCATCATATTCATCTGTAGTGTCGTATGTAGCTATATTTGTTCCTGTGTTATAATAAGCTGCAGGGTCTGTACTAACAATAGTTGTGTTATCTGGCATTAATATATCTGTGTTATCGTAGTCGTAACTAACACCAACGGAAAGATTAAATTCTCCTTCTGCAGTCATATAAGTAGCAGCATCATAATATAGTTTTCTTTTTTGTGGGTCTTCCATGTAAATATAAGGAGTCTTATAAATACTTAGTATATTACCAGTGTCAAAATTAGTTCCAGATTCTTGTTGATACACTTTACCGTTTGCTGCACCATGTATAACTATTTCAGTTTGCCCTATGTACCCACTGTCTGCACATGTACATTCTATACCAAATAAAGTTCCAAACTCGTATGAAAAATTTCCTTTATATTCTCTTAAAGCACCAATAATTCCTATTGAACCTAACGTAGAAAATATATATCTAAACTGAGATTTATTTCTAATAATAACAGAAGACAATGTAGTTAATGTTTCTGTATTTATTGTAGTATTTATTTGAGATTGTATGTTTTTAGATATTGTTTCTAAATTAACATCACCAATTTTGTTTGTACCACCAATAGGTCTAATTCCATCAGGTGAAAGAAAGAGTAAGTCACCACCTAATTCTACCACACTATCAGTAGCAAGGCAACCTAAATTTGATGTAACTGTCTCCAATCTAAAATTAGCTGAGTTTTCACCTACCAACCTTTTAATATTATTAGAACCAAATATATATAATACATTACGAAACTTTTTAATAGCTACAATTTCAAACCCTACGTTTATAACTCCTGCTCCATTTGCAGGGTCAAAGTCTGTTTCTGCTGTAGGAGCACTAAAATGTAGATTACTTATTTCATCAGGGTCTCCTGCAAGAAACAAATGATTTTGAAACTCTGCTGACATAGTAGGGTCTGTAGGTGCATTAGAGTCTGTTATCTGTACGTAGTTAGTTCCATCGTATGTAGCAGCAGGATTAATACCATCAGTTAAAACTATCTTAGGTGTACCGAAGTTTATTTTTTCAAAACGTACTTTAGTTACACCGTTCATAGTTGGTGAACCACCGCATGTTATAGCTACCCAGACGGAGTTAGTAGCATCCCATCTATGTAAGTAGTTACTTCCTGATGTAGGTTTACGTGCTGCAAACACTCCATTATTTATTCCGTTAGCTATACACACTCCTAGTACTGAACCTGTACCTGCATTACCACTTATACCTACAGTACCATAGTTATTAGCAAAACCACTTAATCGTCTGTATCCACCCTCAAGATTTGGTTCATAGTTTACTAACTGTCTAGCAGACCCTGGAGTTTCTTCTCCCAGAGATAATACATCACTACCTGTATTTAACCCACCTCTACAGACAGATTTAAATGTTTGTACTGCATCTGCCATCTATGTACTCAAACTTAACATGTTAGTTGAAAAAGAAGACTTATTAATTACAGGAGACCTCATAGCTATAGGGTCATCTAATAGTAATCTACGCATAACTTTTATGCCTTCTTCAAATTTTTGTTGGTGTATCTGAGCACTCTGTTCATTAGACCTAAACCTCATCATATACATCATAGCACCGTCAATAATTATGTGCTTAAACCTATCAGGTATAACCATTGTGTCAGAAGCTGCAGATAAATCAGAAGGAAATTTATAATAAACAAACTCAATTACATATGCTGCATCAGGAATTGGGGTTACACCAAACTTTTCTTCTGATGTTTGATAAATTATACTTGGAGATGTACGTGCTGATGTACCTGAATTTTCTTCTGTTGCTTTATAAAACTTTATATATTGTTCAAAAGGAATTGTAAGTAAAGCTTTAGCTGTAGTACCTGCAGATGTTAAAGCTCTTAAATAAAATGTATCCCAATCTACACTAGCGGTGTCTGCAGGAAAATCATATGTTCCTGTACCTGCTGTAAGTGTTTGGGTGGTAGTTGTTTTTAAGAATGGAAACTGATGTCCATCCTGTAGAATTTCTCGTATTGAATTATTGACAGCATCTTTAGCTATAGCCTGAACATTCTTAGCAGTATCAAAACCATCACCTGTAGTTGCAAGGGTAACTTCATTTGTCCTACGTAGTAAGTCATTGACTAAATTTATGTATGTAGTTGACATCTGCTATCCTTATGTTAAGCTAAAGAGGGCAAGTTTCCCTGCCCCCTTATTTAATTTAAGCTAGTAAGTCTCTGTCAACTTCATTAGCAGTCCGTGGACTGAGTTCTGAAACATCCATCAACATGCAGAAAACACGTATTTTTCCTGCACTAAAAGTTGCACCGTCACCTGCAAAGGTTAAGTCCATTGTGTCTGCAGCAGCAGTAACAAGAACACCTGCTTGAGCTACTGTTGGTGCATAAGCTGCGTCAGCAGCACCATCAATATCAAATGCAGTAACGTACTCGTTAGGGTCAACCGCTGTACCTAGAGTGGCAGTAGCGTTAGTCCCTGTGTTCATGGTTGCACTTTCTGTAACCTGAAAACCTGCCCACAAAATAACGTGAGAAGCAGGAATAGTAAGTGCTTGCACAATATCACCAGAGGAACAGTCAATCGCACTTGCAGTGAGGTCAACAGTGTTCTCAATCATGTAAGGTTTACGTGAAGGATTACCAGTTCCAGTAGTGGGTGCTAAGAATGTAGTTAAAGTAGCCATTTTTTAATCCCCCTTACCCTGCGTTGTATTTGGCAGTAACGATAGCTTCAGGACGAAGTATCTTTCTACCATATAAATGCATACCACGGACAATGTCTGCAAATGAGTCAGGGTCACG